GGTGCGGCACCGCTGGCTGCGCTGGGCGCGCTGCTGAATTGCGGCATGCTGGGCATGCTGACCGCTGCGGGGGCCTGCACCTGCGGTCCGCCTGCCGCATAGTTTGGCGTGGACAGGTTGGCGCCGGCGCTGCCTGTGCCGGCCACTTCGCCCAGGCTTTGCAGCACGCGGGCGGTGAGCAGACTTTGGGCCACGGATGTGGTGTTGAACGACTTGCCGGCATCCACCAGGGACTTGGCCAGCGCAGGCAGGTCTTGCGCGGCGGCCAGGTTGCCAGCCTTGGCGCTGGCGGTCTCGATGGCGAACTGGGCCTGCAGCTTGGTGAAGGAATCAGGCCCCGAGTCCACCAGCGTGGTGCGCAGGTCGCCCATGGTCTTGACGATGGCGTCGGTGGCGTCTTGCCAGGCGCTCAGGGCGGCGTCTTGCACGGGGGACGAACCACCACCACCGCCACCACCGCCGCTAGAGCCTGTCGATTCAGCCGGGGCCTTGGGCTTGTCGTCAAAGGTGGCCACGTAGCTGGAGATGCTGTTGGCCGCGGTGACCACGGCGGCGTATTTCTTGTCGCCGTCTGCGGTGCCGATCTTGGCGGCGTACTGGTCGACCACGGCGCGGATCTGCTCGCGGCTGGCGTTGGAAATATCGGCCGCGCTGAAATCGGTGATGCCGGCGGCGTTCAGCGTGGTGGTGGCGTTCTTGACGGCGTTGGCCTTTTGCTCGTCGGCGGTGTAGAAGTTCTGGAACAGGGCCTGCGTCTGGGCCTGGAAGTTTTGCAGGCTGCCAAAGGCGCTGGACAGGCCCGAGGCTGCCGCCGCGCCGGCCACGGACACGTCATACAGGGTGTAGCCCAGCGCGTCGAAGGTGCTGTTGACGCTGGACAGGTCGGTGGACAGGCGCTCCAGCGTGGCGCCGGTGGTCTCGCCGGTCTTGGCGACGGAGGCCAGCGCTGCGCCGTAGGTGGCGGTGATCTGGTCGGCGCTGAACTTGGCCAGCTCGGCATCGATGGCCGCCTTTTGGCCAGCAGCGTCGAGGCCGGTCAGGTTGACCTCGATGTTTTTGGTGAAGCCGTCGATGGCGTCTGTGGTCAGGCCCAGGGCGGCGCCATACTGTTTGTTGGCCGCGGTGATGGCCTGCACGTTGGCGGTGATGTAGGTGGCCACCGACTGGTCGGCCACGGACCAGCTGCGGTTGGTGGTGGTGCCGCCACCGCCCAGGCCGCCGGTCTGCTGGAATTCTGCAAACGCCCCCACCTGCCCGCTGGGCAGGCCATTGGCGCCGCCCACGGTGGCGGTGATGCCGTTGCCCTTGGCGTCGATCTTGTAGTCGGTCAGGCTCTTGAGGATTGCGGCACCGGCGATCCAGGGCAGCGCAGTGCCGGCCAGCGTGCCGAAGCCGCCCGCCAGGTTGCCCGCGCCGATGGCCGTGGTGCCTGCCGAGAACCCGCCCATAGTGCCCGCCTCGCCAAACACGGCGCCCAGGCCGGCCTTGAAGCCCGAGCCGAACAGGGTGCCGGCGGAGCCGAGAATATTCAGACCACTGGATGCGCTGGATGCGCCGCTGGCGGCCTGCAGCGCGGCGTTGCCCGCACCACCGCCGCCGGCCACGCTGGTGTACAGCTGGAATGCGATGGGCTTGAGGGTGGCTTCATAGATAGCGCTGAGCAGGGCCTTTTTGAGCGTGTCGCCAATTTTCTTGGCGGCGCTGCTGCCGTCTTCGGCCCAAGCGGTGAAGGCTTCGCGGGCGAGCTGGTCGGTTTGCTCCCAGCCGCGCTTCCATTCTTCTGATGCGGCCTTGGCGGCCTCGACTGCGTTTTCTTTTTCTGCCCCGGTTCGGATCAGGGCGGCACGCTCGCGCAGGGCCTTGACTTCGCCCTTGATGGCGTCGGACAGTTCGCCGCTGAGGTCAATTTCTTGGGCGGCCAGCAGCGTGCGCTCTTTGGCGGTGGCCATTTCTTCCAGGCGGGTGGCGTTGAGGTTGGCCACGGCCTCGATGGTCAGGCCGATGGCTGCCACGCGCTCGCGCTCTTTCTGGGTTTCGTCTTCGGCGGTGCTGGTGCGCTTTTGCTGCGCCTCGATCACGTCGGCCAGCTTGCCCAGCGCCTCCAGCGCGATGTTGGCCTCATACGCGGCCTTGACCATGTCGTTCATGGCCGGGTTGGTTTTCTCGTTGATGGCGGCGGCGGCGGACTCCATGTAGGTCTTGAGCGCGGCCTGGCTCTTGCTCAGGTCCAGGTTCTTGGCCACCAGCTCGTCGCTGGCCTTGCCGGCGGACTCCAGGGCCTTGGCCCATTCCTTGGCGGCGTCTTGCTCAGCGGCGAAGGCGTTGCCGGTTTCCTTGGGGGCATTGGTGCGCTTGGCAATGGACGCGGCGGCGGCCTTGATGGCGGCGCTGTCCTGCGTGGGTTTAGGCTTATCGGCTGCGGCCTTGTCGTCTGCCACACCCTGCAGCACCTTGCGGTAGCTCATGGTGGCCTTGATTTCGGCATTGACCGCAGCCAGGGCGTCTTCGCGGCTCTTGATGTAGGCGGCGTTGCCACTGGCGCGGGCCACGCCCAGCGACTTTTCCAGCGACAGCATCAGCTCGGTCTGCTCGACCAGCGCCTTATCGTTCTTGTACTGGTCGTCCCCCGTGAACAGGGTCTGGATGCCGGCGATCACCGCGGCGAGCTTGCCGCCTTCGAGCGATGCCTCTGCCATGGCCTTGACGGTAGCGCCCAGGCCCTTGACCAGGTCGCCGCCCAGGGTGACGAACAGGCCCTGCCCAGCCAGGCTGATCTTGTGCAGGTTGTCGTTGAATTCTTCGGCGTTCTTGGCAAAGTCAGCACCCATGACGATGCCGAGCTTTTTGGCCTCGTCGCCCATGTCGGACAGGCCTTTGCTGCCGGCGTTGAGCAGCGGTATCAGGTCAGTGCCCGCCTTGCCAAACAAGGCCACGGCCACGGCGGCCTTGTTGGCGCCGTCCCCACTTTCGGCAAAGGAGTCGGCCAGTTGGGCCATGACCTTGTCGGCACCCAGCACATTGCCAGAGGCGTCTTTGACGCTGATGCCCAGCGCCTTGAATACTGCGGCCTGCTCGGCGCTGCCACCCGCAGCGGCGCTGATGTTGACGTTGAGCTTCTTGAGCCCGGTGGACAGTGCCTCGGTGGACACGTCGGCCAGGCCGGCGGCATAGTTCAGCTTGGACAGCGACTCCACGGCCACGCCGGTCTTCTGGCTGAGCTTGTTGAAGCTGTCGGCCATGTCGATGGCGTCTTTGATCTTGGTGGCGAAGCTGATGACCGACAGGCCGGCCACGGCCGCGGTGCCCAGTGCGGCGAAGCTGGTGCCCGCAGAGGCCACCGAGGTCTGCAGCTTGCCGGCCTCGGCGGCCACCTTGCTGAAGACGCCAGAGGCTTCGTCGGTGGCACGGATCTTGATGCCTACATCTGCCATGGGGCATCGCTCCTATTGCTTGGGTTCGCTGGCTTCGCGCTCAGCTCGGGCTTCGAGGGTGGCGCGCTCGGCGGCACGAATGCCGTTGTAGATATCGCGGCGCTCGTCGCCCGGCACAAGGCCCAGTTCATCCAGGTGCGCACGCACGCCGGCATAGTCGAGCCCTGTGGCGCCGGACATGCCGTGGCGCCACTGGGTTTGCACGTCGCACCACACGTCCCAGGTGGCCACGTTGTCCGGCCAGAGGTAGGCCAGCTCATCGGGCGCAGGCTCGGCGTCGCCCTGGGCTGCCAGGATGGCTGCGATGAAGGGGTTGGCCTTGTCATGTGCGGTGGGCTCGGTGGGGGTGGTGGTTTGCAGGGCCAGCGCTCGGGCGAGCGCGGCTAGTTTTTTTCTTTGGCTCCCACCTCGGTGGTGTAGGTGCGAAACGCCACAGTGGCCACGCCCGGGATGGCGCAGAGCTGGCGCAGAGCTTCTACGTTGAAGGGGATTTGCTTGCCGTCGTCGTCTTTGACGTCGGCCCAGTCGCGCACCACGTCGACCAGAAAGTCGGTGATGCTGCCGTCGCTCTTGATCTTGGTGGACAGGGTGTCGGTGTCCAGGCGCACGCAGGTGAGCTTGAAGTCAAACGGCTGGGCCGTGCCAGCTGCGTCGTTGATGCTGCCTTTGACCTTGAAGCCAACGGTGTCTGAGACGATGATTTTGATTGCCATGGGGGTGCCCGATCTATGTACAGCCCGAGGTTGTGAAGGGGTTCACACCGCGATGGGTGTGAATGGGCGCACGGCGTGCCGGGCTCGGGCAAAACCCGGCGGGTGGGAAATGAAGAAATCCACCCTGCCGTGCGCACAAACGGTGAAGCTGACGCAGCGGTGACACTGCGCGGGCCGGTTAGTAGCTGATCTGGCGGCCGATCATGCTGATGGCGCAGGTAACCTGGTCGACCTGGCCGCTCTGCTTTTGCGGGTTTTCAGACACGCTCATGTAGCCGTATCCGTAGCTGGTGCCACCAGCGCCCACTACCCGGAACGCCACCTTAGTGAAGCTGCGCGAGAGGGCGAGCATGGTGATGTAGGCGGCCAGGGCCGGGTCATGCGCCAGGGTGAGCGTGGTGGATGCGGCGTTGAAGCCCGTGGGGATCTGCAGGCCATTGCGGGCGGCCAGTGGCTGCACCGTGGTGAAGCGGGCATCGCCACCGCTGTTGGCGATGGACAGAACCTGGGGGATGTCCGTCCAGCCGCTGATCTTTTGCGCGGTGCCGGTGCCGGTGCCCACGCCGAAATACGTGGTATTGGAGCTGTTCAGGCCCGACACGCCGAAGCTGTTGGCATCAATCGCGGCGACGCGGAAGATGGAGTTGGTGGCGTCCTCCCAACCGGAGGTGAGCAGGATTTCGTCCAGGGCCGAGTATCCGTGGGCGGTGGAGGTGGCAACTGCGGGGTTGGCGTTGCTCAGCGCGCTGATGGTTTTGGCAGCGGCGAATGTGGTCGAAAACTGGAATTTCGAGCCTTCGGGGAAGTTGTATGCCATGGTGATGGTCTCCGGTTAAATCAGGTAAAGGTGGCGGCCACCGCACGCTGGCGGGCCGTAAAAACAAAGGCGGCGCAGGCGGTCTGTTCGCCGTCGGCGTCAAAGTCCCAGGTGAGTGACTGCGGCTGCAGGGACAACACCGCGCCGCCAAGCGTGGGGTCGGCCATGAGGCGCGCATACACTGCCTCCACCAGCGAGTCCAGTGCCACGTCGGGTGCGGTGGCCACGCCGGACCGGGCGTAACACTCCACACTGATGGCGCTGGTCCAGCTCACCGGCAGGTTGGGGTTGAGGGCCGTTTCGGGCACCTCGGATTGCAGGGGGCGCACCACCACGGCCTGGGCTTGTGCCTGGGCCATGGGGCGCAGGCGCACGCGGGCGATCTGGCTGGCAACGGGGGTGCCAGCGTTGAGGGCCGCGATGATGGCGGCCACGGCGTTGGCGACCAGGGTGGTCATGTGGCGGACTCCAGCACCAGGCGGCTGATGCCGGTGCCGTCGGGCTCATGCGCGGCCACCAGGTAGCTGGCCGAGCCGATGAGCACAGCGGTGCCCACGGGGTTGCTGGGCACGTCGCTGGTCTTGAGGGTGATGGCGGGCTGGCTGCTGGCCATGCCGAGCATGCCGACATTGCCCAGCGCGTAGCCGTTGTCGAAGATGACGCCCACTGCCACACCGCCCACGGTTGCCAGTTGGGCAAAGCCGTTGGTGGTGTCGAAAAATGGGCTTAAATCTTCGGTGAACATGGCGGTGCGTTAGGCTGTGTTGGCTGCAGTTACATGCTTTTCTTTTGGGCGGACAGCGTGACGCCAACCACCTGCGGGCCAGTGCCGACCGTGCCCAGGTAGCGCACGTAGCGACGCACGCTTTTGGCGCGGAACGACAGGGCCTTGACATCTGCGGTGGTGGTGCTTTGGGTAAAGACCAAGCCAGAGACGTCTGCAAAGCTGGAGTTGTCGGCGCTGTCTTGCAGCTTGCCGTCAAGCGTGCCGGTGCTGGTGCCGTGGTTCTGGATGACCAGGCACAGGCCCTCGTAGTATTGCAGGTCGACACCAGTGCCGGTGGCGGCGGCGGTGTTGGCGCAGCTGGCGGCGGCCAGCAGGGTGAGCGTGGTGGCGTTGCCGGGGAAGTGGAAGCTCATGTTGCGGCCTCGGCTTTCTTGGGCTTGGCTGCGGCCTTTTCAGGCGCGGCCTGCAGGGGGCCGACCTTGCCAGCGGTGGCG